GCAAAATGTTGTACGTGCATATTTGCACTGCGACACACATTTGTGGACCATATGTCTATAAGGTAGCTGGTGGTAACCCGTCTGGTAATCCCATTACGAGTATTCATAATTCCCTGACTAACATCTTCATGTGTTTTACCATTCTTGTGCAACGCTTGAAGATTGCTGTTGAGGATTTTGAGATAGCTGTCTACGGCGATGACAACCTCATCACTGTTGTTCGTCCCGGTCTTCGCGTGTCTGATTTCTCACCGCATTTTAAAGAGATGTACGGCATGACCTACACACATTTCTCTAAGGCAGAGAATGAGGATTATGATGACTTATCCACAGTACAATACCTAGGACGTAGTTTCAGGTTTGAAAAAGGATTATGTAGAGCACCCTTGGATTTATCAGTCATTCGTGAATCAATTTATTGGTTTAAGAGTGACGCGGAAAGAGACCTTATCTTACTGTCTGTTCTTGATTCCATGGCAATAGAATTCTCCCACCATGGAGAGGCCGTGTTCAACGAAGAGATGGAAATAGTTTTCCAAGAACTAAAGGTTCGCGTTCCGCATTTGTATCACAGTGCACGTTTGCGTGCCAAGGCGTACTTCCAAATTTTAGATGGAATGTACTATGCATAGTCTGGCGACTCTAAAAACCTTTTATAGTTATACTATTCCTGATACTGTTACTAACACTCGCAATGAACAATTTACCGAACGTGCTGTCAATGAGCTTCAACCCACCCAGGATGTTAGGCTTGGTAATTACCAAGATTCTGCACCCGTGTCATCTACCTTCACTAACCCGAGTACTTACCAAGATTTGTACAAGGATTTCAATATGGAGGTCTACACCCTCAATAAGGCCATTGACAGAGAATATCCCATGCCCAAGATCACCTGGAACACAAGTACCGGTGTCAATGGATTACTCGCTACTTATGACTTCCCTTCTGTTTTGTTTTCGCAACCTTTCATCGAAGAGAAGATTAATGACTTTAGGCTTTTTCGTGCTGGCATTCGCATGTCTGTACGCATTACGGCTTCTAAGTTTCTTTATGGAAAACTGATGCTTGTGTATATACCATACGCACACATGGATCGCGATCTTTCGCGTTATACCAATGTAAACGTGTTGTCTGGCAACCCACATGTCATCATTTCAGCTACTGCCTCAGAAGCTGCGGTTTTGGATGTCCCCTTTATCAGCCCATTCCGCGCACTCGATTTGCGCACGTTTAACGCTAAGGAGATGGGCGAGTTTAGGTTATACGTACTTAACCCGCTTATAGATATTACTGGCGTGGCTAATAGTGCCCAGATTCTTGTCACTGCACAATTTCTAGATGCGCAACTGATGTTGCCACATCATGAATTCACCCCCACATCTGGTGAGGGTGCACTTAAGAGTGTCAAGGGTTTGGAGACCGGGTCTTTGGAGGTGAGCGATGTTGTCGACGCTACCATTGGCTCTCTACCTGGTGGTAAGAAATATACTGGACTTTTCAAAAAGATTGAAACGCCTCTTGCTATAGGAGCAATGATGGGTCTGTCCAAGCCTGCTTATGTTGGTACTCAATGCAAGGCCATTATGTCTTGTGCTGAAGATTTGCCACATGGCAAGGGTATGTTCTATGGTGTTAGAAATGCCATGGATCCTGAGTGTCAGATTTCTACGTTGCCTGTTACAGGCGGTGTTGACATTGACGAAATGGACCTCAAGTACATAGTTGGGACACCCATGCTTAGACAGCAGGACGTCATTGGTCCTACCACAGCAAAGGCTTTGATCTTTGATCCCATCTTCACAACCACGCCCA